CGTCAAAGAGCAGCGTGAGTTCATGGAGACAATCACCGAGAGCTACACGGACTACATCGCATACCTTGACGAAACCGGGCAGAACGACCTTGAACCCAAGACCTACGACTTCGATGCAGAGCAGAAGACCTCGCACGTCATCTACGTTGGCTCTGACCCTTCATCGCCATTCGGGGAAGATGCCATCTTCGGGACCTACTCAATCAAGCGTCAAGGCAAGTCGTACACCCCGGAAGAGGTCGAGGAACTGATTGCACAGAATTATGGTCCTGATCTCATGAAGTACGAGCCATGGCAGCGGGACACGTACCACGCGCGGGCCTTGAGTGCTCATCTTGAAGGCTTATTCAAGCCGTACATCGCATCCGTTGAAGCGCCGCACATCTTTGACCGTGCGCAGAAAATCCGGGAATGGTCACGGAATATCTTGAACGACTTCCGTGTGGGAACAGGACTCAGAATCGAAATCAACGGAGACACCTACAACGGCATCATCTACGACATTCGCGGCCGCAAGAAGGTAAGCGGAAACCCCTACGCACCCAGTTCGCTGAAGTTCTACATTGCCGTCAACGGACCCTTGCGCGAGGTGCGCGTCCCTGGCTCTCAGATCAAGAAGATCACGCTGTCGAACCTTGGACGCAATGCGGATATTGCTGAACTGTTTCAGGACTATCTAAGCGACACTCGGCAGCGCGCCAAGATCATCACCGGGAATCTGCTGGGAGCTTATGGGCAGTTGAAGCCGGGCAGCAAGGGAAGAATTATCACGTTCACAAAGCATGAGGGCGGCACAGAGCAGGGAATCTTGATGCCAGCACGGTTCGATTGGGAGAAGGACATTCAACCACAGAAACTATGATGTAAATGCATACTCACCGCGATACTTTATCGCCGCTGCGCAATATGCACGGTGAGCATCTTCCTTGCTTTCAAAAAGGCCTAAGTGTGTAGTTTTTCCCTTAATCGAAATCTGGGCACGCCATTTGCGACAATCTTTCGCCCAAACTATTCCCCTAATTTTGCCAAAGTTTTCTTTGTAGCGTCGCCTATTCCATTGGTTTTGCATGTGTGTAGAGATTCTTAGGTTGTTATCTCTATTGTCGAGAGTGTCATGATTTTCATGGTCCCCTTGCCGATTATCGCCATATTCTAACCCCAGAATAACCCTATGCATACCAAGAGTCCGCTGGCGTCCATCAGCCAAAGGGATATTCCTTCGCGCATAATAACTTTTTGTGCATTCACACCACCATGCAAACCACTTGAATTTATTCAACTCCTCAAATCGATGGGGGCTTACTTTTGCGAACTGGCCTTGCGTGAGAGGAATTAACAGGAATGGAGCGTCGTCGAGAGCGTCCCTATCCGCGTTTATTTCTTGCTGTTCATTGCGAGAAATATGGTCAGACTCTTCTTCAAAGAAGTATTCTGAATTTGGGGATGTCATCTTGTGGCCCTCCATGGCCTTGAGATTCAAAGGGAGTTTGCCGCTCCCGATGTCCCCATTATAGAACAACCCCGCAGAAACTCGATTGAGTCCTGCGGGGTGTTTGGTTAGAAGTTCATTTCGGCGGGTTCTTACTTGTCCTGATCTTCTTCTATTGAGGCATCGAACTCTTCACGGAAGGAAAGCATCTCCTGGCCGCTATCGTCGTGCCATCCGTTCTTTTCGACCTCCTCCACGTTGCGCACGGCTTGGCGGTAGTAGCTCGGCTTGAGCTCGCATCCAATCGCCCGGCGACCACTCATGAGTGAGGCACAAACTTCGCTACCAACTCCCATGAACGGCGTGAGAACCGTTTCGCTAGGGTTCGACCAAAGCTCCACGGCGCGCGTAATGACGTCCAATTGAAGGGGATGCAAGTGTTTCTCGTCTTCCTCTTCGCGGGCCTCGCGGTAGGGCAATACGCCTTTCTCTTTGCGGTCACCCATGTTGCCGCGAATGTCGTCCCATACACTCGAAGCGTACTGTCTCCATATCCATTGCGAATACCGATTCTCAATCTGGTTTCCAGTCCACCCCTTGTACTTGAGAAGTTCTTTCGGAACCTTGCGTGTCCCGGCGTAGTTGATGAGGCCGTTACGGTGAGTGACAGGGATTTCATTCTTTCCTGATCGCCGAAAGATCAGGAGATAGTCGGCCCCAGCTACAGCACAATTGCAGGAGTCTTCCACAATCGACTTATGGGCCAACGCCTTAGTCATGGTCCTGTTGCGGACAGCAAGCGGCTCCTTCCAAATCGAGATGCGAGGGGAAGCCATTCTCCATCCGCACCGCTCATGCAGTCGGATAATGTCGCCGGGGAAGTCGGTGTAGGAGTCTCCGTTTCCGCTGTTGCTGTTTGGCACATCCATGCAATGCACGGCGGTCATGCGCCCTGGCAACGTGGCCCGGTGAACCTCTCGCACAATAAACTCGTAGTGAGAGAAAAACTCCTCATAGGTCCGAGAGTTGGAAAGGTCGCGGTCAGAGGAACTGTAATGGTAAAGTGCCCCTCCGTTCTCTGTTGCAAAGGGCGGCGAGTAGACGGAAAAATGGATAGACTCATCTTTCAAAGCGGTGAGCATGTCTACTGAATCGCCGTTGTAGATGGCGTACTTGTCCGTGATTTTCTGATCGATTACCAGCATGGCGTTGTTACCTCTTTCTCAAATTTGTATCCGCCTTCGATGCGGACTGACTCGTTCATGTGGCGTACCAGTTCGTCAAACATCTTGTCAGCGGCAACCTGCTTGCGCCGCAAGTTCTCTTTGATTCCTCGTTGGCCTTCGGTTGCTATCAGGTCGTTGATTACATCATGCGTTTGTCCAAATCTCCAGCAGCGGCGAACGCCCTGATAGTGCTGCTCAAAACTGTGCGTCGCAAACTCTACTACGTGGGCGCAATGCTGCCAGTTTAGTCCCCATCCGCCGATGACCTGCTTGGTGATGATGCCGCGAGCCTGACCGCTTGCGAAGGCTTCGTACTTCTCTTCCTTCTCTTCGTCGCTGTCTGAACCTGAAACCTGAACGGCATCAGGAATCATGCGCTCAAGCAAGTCGCCTTCAGGATTCAACTGGCACCAAATCACGAAAGGCTTGCCTGTACTAGCAACCAAAGATGCGGCCATCTCGCAGCGTTCCTGCACGGTGCGGCGGCGTTCTTCGCGCTCCTCTTGCATGTTGGTTGCTGCGAGCGGGAAGAGCATCCCGTCTGGCAGCGTGCGCGTTTCTACGATGTGCTCGCGCTCAATTAGGCGCGGCAACACAAAGCGCGCATCGGAGTATGGGCCAACATCGGATGGCCTGCGGGCTGCGCGCGCCCAGGAGCAAACCCAACGCCAGAATGGTTCTTCTGCATGGCCCTTGAATCGCCATCCTGCGCTAACTGGACCGCCTTGGTTTGGCGCGCGGCGAATCATCATGCGGGTGTCGCTGGTGTTCTGGTCATTCTTGAAGAAGCGATTGAGCATGTCAATCTGGCCCATGACGCCCAAAGCTTCGGAGGATGTGCCAAGCTCAATGTAATCATTGGGGGCGGCCGTTGCCGTGGCCAGCAGGCGGAAAGGTAGCGTGCGCAGAAACTCCGTCACCTGTGCGCGCCGCTTGCCGTTCATGGCCTTGATGAATGATGACTCATCACACACCGCGCCGACGAAGTCATTCGGATTGAAACGGTGGAGTTTCTCATAGTTGGTGACGTTGATTCCAGAGACAAGTTGACCATCGTTTGACCGGTGCGCTTCGATGCCGAACTTCTCAGACTCTCGAATGGTTTGCTTGGCCACGCCTAGCGGAGTGATGTACAGAACTTTCTTGTTTGTGTGGCGGACCACGTTGTCGGCCCAGGTCAACTCCATCGGAGTCTTGCCAAGTCCGCAATCGAAGAAGATAGACGAGCGCCCTCTCCGCAGGGACCTCTCAACCGTATCGCCTTGGAAGTCGAACAGCATATCGGGAATAGAGATAGCCTTGAATCCAGCATCTCCACCGTATTGTGCCTTTGCCTCCAGAAACTCTTCATAGTTCATGATCTTCCCTTTCAATGTGTGGTGATTATAAAGCAAACGGTTGTCGGTTATCAAAGTTTATTTGGGTCCAGATATTCAACCGGAATACCCTTGTCTTTCGCAGTAACGATCTCCGCTTGAACCCCTTTAGACTGTTCCCATCCTGGCATCATGGCGACGACAACTTTCTTTGATGCGCCGATAAATTCCTCATCGAAGCGTTTCCAATAGTCCCAACCTCTCGGCAGGTCGCAACGTTCGGCTATGGGATGCATGTGGGCGATAGGGCTGAATACTACCAGACCACGCGCCATCAGGACTCCGGCGATACGGCAAACCTCGCCGAAACGGAGCGCTTCTATGGTCCTGTCGGGATGGCTGTACGGACTTGCTAAGTAGATCATTGAGCCTCCTTTTTTGATCCGTGCTGGTGTTCAAACTGGTGGCATCTCCAACAACTCCAGCGATGCTTTTGGCCCGTCTCTTCTGATTCAAACCATCCGAACCGACTCTTAGATTTCAGATGGCTCAGTTGCCCTTGGTGTTTTTCGTCGTCCAGTGCGTTGAGCGGTGCATAGCCGAGGCAGTGAGGCCCGTTGTGAAGCTCACACATGCCGCCAGCGCGCAAATAGCAGTCCAACCTGGCCGATTGCTTCTCTTCGCTGGTCGGCTGCCCCTTGCGCATCCCTGGCCGTTTCTTGCGTACTGGCGTGTAGCGTTTCAGTGGAGTCCTGCGATGAATCATGCCGCCACTTCTTTCTGGCTTACACCTAACAGCAATCGGCGCGCTTCATCGCTCTGGCAGAGTGACACTTGAACTATGTAGCGGTTGAGGAGCGTTTTTTGCTTCACGGATAGTTCGTACCGTTGAGCATAGGCGTCCATGACAGCATCAGACGGCCTTCCGCTCCCCGGCGTCTTTGGTTTTCTTTTTATCGGCATCTTTCCCTTTCCATACGTTCACTTTCAGGTAGCTGGTTATGGCGGTCAACTGCCGTTGGATAAGGTTCAAATCAACATCAGGACGCTCACGCATAGTAGTCCTGCCCTTCATACTCAATTTCCGCGTCTGCTTCAAAGCAAAGGTTCTGCACGTTGAAGTTTCCTTTCGTTGATCCTGTTGATCCGCCAGTACGGAGCTTCGCAAGGTTGAGTTCCGATGTGCGCGACATACGCTTTGTTTCCCCGTCGATTGCCCGATGGATAATGAGCGCCGCAAAAGCGTCTTCCCACGCGTTGCTTGAGCCCTTCACGTCATCAGGAGCGGGCGCCTTGTCTGCAAACTCGCGAGCGACCTTCCGAAGCTGGCGCAGGACGACGACTGCGCTATTCGTTTCTTTGATCGTGTCGCGGATAGACGCCGATGTGAGGTTGTCGCGCTCGAT